GTAAGCATTACAGAAAGTTAACAGGTTACGACAACAAGTTTAACCTTTTCTAGAGGCAAACATGACAGATAAGCTGGAAAAAAGTCTAGATAGTATTCAAAAGCTAGAAAGCAAAATAGAAGTATTTAGCGAAATTTTAGACAATTTATCTTCCACACAAGATAAAAAGAAACTGCTGTGGAAAGAAATATATGAAAATGCTTTGAAAGATAGAGAGAATGCCAACATGCTTTTTGAAGACGCATGGGCAAGTATGTCTGAGGGAAGTACAGGACATTCAACAGTCGGGCCGGTTATAACAAAGTATTTAGAAAGAATGTCAAAGTCTAATGAGCAAATTCTTCGACTAGCAGAACTAATAGCAAAAGCAGAAGAAGAGTCAGCTAGAATAGATCCAGATGATATCTTTAGCGAAATAAACGGGTAGAAAGATGGCAAAAAAGAAAGGAGTAGACGTTCAGAGTAAAATGGAGACTCGTAGAGTCGATCACTCTGACGAAATGCAGGAACTTGCGCATGCTCCACCATCTAAAGTTTTTCAAAGAGCAATTGTGGTCGAGGTTCTTAATGATGTTTCTTTAAGGACAGACGAAGAGCTTGAAGTAATGGCTCAGAATACTTTGGCACCCCCACAGTTAAAGTACGCACCTAGAAACTCTGTCATTGCCAGATTATACGGGTCAGGTGCTGATAAGTCAGCATCAAAAGATATTCTTTGCTATCCGTTCTTTCCTCCTCATATTGCAATGCCTGTCAAACAAGGAGAACAGGTATGGGTTTTTGCCGAATCACCTGACATCCCTCAGCAAATTGCTTACTGGATGTGTAGAATATCCGAGGCAGACTTTGTCGATGATCTCAACTACACCCATGGGGATAGAAAGTTTTCAATATCAATTGGAAAGTCTGAAGATCTTTCTGACTTGGCAGAAGACACAGAAGAAGACGAAGAGGCTGAAGAAATACAGGGCACAAAAGATCCGGATACAAAACCTGGTCCTCCTGCCTTTAACAATGGAGCAACTGAGCAAGGTGATGATGCTGCAACAACAATAGCACAACCAACGGGTGAAGAAGGTGAAGAAACAGATCCAATTTATGAATCAATCTTTACGGGTTCTCTAGGAGGACAATCATTTATTTTGGAGCCTGTTCCTAGATTTACCAAAAGACCAGGTGACTTAGTGCTTCAGGGATCACATAATTCTCTAATTTGCTTAGGAACAGATAGAGGATGGAGCACAGATGCTCGACCGGAAGGAGCAACTACTAGTAATGCATTTACTCCTGAAGGGGAAGGATTAAGACCCTTTTCGGGTACTGTCGATATCGTCGCTGGAAGAGGAATGTTTGCGGGCGAACCTGACCCTGACAAAGATGCTTTGACAGATACTGAACCTCGAGTAATTGAAAATGCTCGAGGCGCATTAGAAGTTGATAAAAATCCTTCTGCTTATTTTGGCGACGACATAAGAAAAGAAATACCAAATAATCGACAAGATGTTGCTACAGAGGGTGATCCAGACTTTTTGCACGATGCTTCCCGAGTATATGTTTCAATGAACACAGACGGAGATGCTAACTTAGGCTTAGAAGCTCAATTACCTGGATTTATGAAGGACAACGGTGCAGAACCTGTTAATGAGTCTCCTTATGTAATTGTTAAATCAAATGAAATTAGAATAGTTTCAAGGCATACTAAGGAAGAAAATGACCGTCCTAAACAAGAGGGGTCGATTAGAATTGTGAGAGAGGATGAGGATCCGACAAAAACGTGCTCTATTACAATGCTTCCAGGTGGTAAGGTTATGATTGATGCTGAAACCATTATAATTGGTGATGGAAGGGAAAATCAAACGTTTGTTGGTAATGAAGCTGAGGAACAAATGGTATTAGGAAACACTTTGTCTGATTCTGTTTTGATTCCATTCTTGCAGGCAATAAGAGATAATGCACCAACTATATCACAAGGGGCTAGCCCTAACGTATTGTCACCTGCAGTACTTCAGGCAACCATTCAAGTCTTAGCGGCTTTGGGGGATGGTGGAGCCGAAAATACAATATTGAGCAAGGTGGGGAAGATCAAATAATGGCACTTGATGCAAGCAAATTGGAAAATGCACTTAAGTCTGCATTAAAGTCTGCGCTGGATGCAGAACAAGGTGCAGCACCCGACGAAGGTGACGGACATCGTCAAAAGTTTTGTAATGCAGTTGCAAAAGCTGTTGCAAAAGAAGTGGTCGACCATATTATAAAAAATATGGAAGTTACAGGAATTAAAATAATGGTTGACCCGGGTTCTTATGCTAAAAGTGTAACAGGAGGTGTAGGGGTACCCGCAATAGTCATACCTAATCCTCCAACCATGCATGATCAAATTAACAACGGTACGGGGTTGATAAAATAATGGCACTCAATAAAGGTGAACTACATTCGAGCTTAAAGTCATCTTTAAAGTCTGAGCTTGACTCTGCACTAGGTGCTGCTCCAGATGAAGGTGACGGTCATCGTCAAAAATTCTGTAATGCTTTTGCCAAAGCACTATCAGAAGAAATTATAAAGCATATTTTAGAAGATTTAGAGATTGTAGGGGTCGAGGTTCAAGTACCTCCTGCTACCTATTTGAATAGTGCAGTTGGTGGTGCTGGAGCAACTGGGACAGTTCCCGGAACACCGATTATAGGAATTCCGCAATCAGCTCCTTTGAATTTTGGTCAAGAGCCTTCGCAAAAAATTGACGGAAGAGGATTGATCAAGTAGTTGTAGAGATCAACTCTATTACACGTACACTTTGTTCGATGTATACTTACTCCTTGCAGGGAGTGTTTTATGTCAACCACGAACAATAGAAAAATTTATGACTTTAAAAGCGTAGGTGAGTTAGAAGTTGACAATAACTCAAATAGCAAAACCACTACAGTCAAAACACCTATCGGTATATCAACTCCAGTACAATTAGGTAATAATTCCCTTCTAAAAATGCACACAAATCAATTGTCTGTGATCAAAGACAATTTCAAAAATATGATACTTACTAATCATGGTGGTAGATTAGGATTTTTTGATTTTGGAGCCAACTTAGAAGAACTTACTTTTGAGTTAGGATCTGAAGATGGAGATCAAGAGGCAACAAGAAGAATTGCATCGGCAACTTCAAAATATATGCCTTACATTAACTTAGAGACATTTGAACCTTTTGTTGAAAAGTTTGACAATCAACACACAGGAAAAGTAGGCATAAGAATAACTTATACAGTACCTGCTATATCAACTGACAGGCAGATGCTAGAAGTTCTATTGTACGTTTCAGGATAACAAATATGGCAATTGACATACAGAAAAAAATAAAGAAACAAAAGACTAGAAATTTTATTGCAAAGGATTTTGACTCTTTACGCAATGAGTTGTTGACTTATGCAAGAGTTTATTTTCCGGAAAAGATTCAAGACTTTTCTGAAGCAAGTCTTGGTGGTTTGTTTCTGGATATGGCAGCTATGGTTGGTGATACGATGTCGTATTATCTAGATCACCAATTTAATGAGCTCAATCCGCTTACAGCAATTGAAAGTTCTAATGTTGTACGTCATGTAAGAGAAGCTGGGGTAAAGATAGTTGGAGCTAGCCCTGCTTCTGTTATGGTTAGATTTTATTTGGACATACCTGCTGAATTAGACACCATAACAAAAGAATATATTCCTGCAAAGTCAGCATTACCTCAAATATTAGAAGGAACAGTCTTAAAAGCAAATTCAGGCATTACCTTTAACTTAGCAGAAGATATTGACTTTGCTGAGACAAATTCAAAAGGTCAATTGACATGTAGATACTCTGTTCATGAGAAAAATGGAGATGGGTCACCTGCTTCTTTTATTGTTTCGAAAGAAGGTTTATGTATATCAGGAACAGAAATAGATGAAAGTTTTAAGATAGGAACTGCACATAAGCCATTTAGAGAAATTGTATTAACAAACCCACACGTATCAGAAATCATGAGTGTAACTGATACGTCCTTAAATAATTACTACCAAGTTGAAGCTCTTTCACAAGACACTGTATTTAAAGCCGTTCTAAACGTAGGATCAGATAAAAAACTGGTCACTAGCAACTTAGAGGTTGTTCCTGCACCTTATAGATTTGTTTCACGATTAGATCCGAGATCAAAAATTACTGTAATAAGATTTGGGTCAGGAGACTCTGATACTTTTGATGACGATATTCTTCCTGATCCTAGTAAGTTGGCATTGCCTTTGTACGGCAAAAAAACTTTTTCCAGATTTTCAATTGATCCTAGTTCACTTTTAAAAACCAGAACTTTAGGTGTTGCCCCCAAGAATACTACGATAACAGTTCGTTATAGATACGGCGGAGGATTAGATCACAATGTACCTGCAGGATCTATCCGTTTTGTCGAAAGTCTTAAAATGGAATTTAAAAATAATCCAAGTACTGCCGATGCACAGCTGGTAAGGCAATCTATTGATGTTAAAAATGCTTTTCCTGCACGAGGTGGATCATATGCACCAACTTTGGACGAATTAAGGAATCACGTTCCTACTAGCAGGCAAATGCAGTCAAGAATAGTGACAAAACAAGACTTGCTATCTAGAATTTACACAATTCCAAGCCAGTTTGGACGAGTTTTTAGGGCAGGAATAAGCCAGAGCGAAGTCAATCCTTTAGCAACTAACGTCTATATTGTATCAAAGGACGAGGATGGAAGGTTATCGACAAGCCCTGATGCACTTAAAAACAATTTGTCCACGTACCTAAACGAATTCAGAATTATATCTGACGCTATGGATATTTTAGACGGTAGAATTATCAATTTCAAGGTTGTGTTCGGAATACTGGTTGCTCCAAATGTCAGCAAGCCTAAGATTGTTCAGCAAGTTATTAGCCGACTTTCTGACATATTGGAGGTTAGCAATTTTCAAATAGATCAACCTATAGTTTTGGACGATATCGTCAACATCATTATTAACACAAGAGGCGTGGTTTCACTTTTAAATTTAGAAGTCAAACCTGTAATCGGAATTATTGATGGTAGAAGGTATGCTACCAATTCTTTTAGTTTTGACAATGCAACAAAAGACAGAATGATCATAGGACCACAAGGTTCTATTTTTGAACTAAGATATCCACAATTTGACATTGTAGGTTCGGCTAAGTAGGAGATAATATGTACTTGATAGTAACTGCCAGTAGTGATGCCTACATTCAAAACAAAATTATTGGCAACAAGTTTAGAACTTCAGATGCGAATACAGGACGTGCAGGAACATTAGATCTTTTTAAACTTTATGGAGAGTCTGTACTTCCTGAAGACGAAACCGTTCCTGGAACTTATGCACTAGACGTGGATTCTAACGGAACGCCAGAGACAGCTATAGAGCTGTCCAGGATCCTTATTAAGTTTGACTATGATAAACTACAAGAACAGACAAACAAGACGCTAGACATCAATTCTGATAACTTTAAAGCATATCTTTCTTTAAAGTCTGTGTCTGCAGGACAGTTTACCCCAAAAGATTTTACAGTTGATGTAGTTCCTTTGGCACAGAAGTTTGATGAAGGAATTGGAAAAGATGTAATTTCGTTTCAAGATTTAGATGCATGCAATTTTGTAACTGCTTCTCATGACGGCGCAGTTGTAAATGCGTGGAATGCTATAGGCGCTGGTCAACTTGGTGTTTTGGGGGCAGAAAATTTAGATGCTTTCAATAGAGC